AAAGAGAAATCCAGTATCAGAGCGAATAGCTTTCACATGTCCTGCTGATGCTTGTATATCACCTGACGTGGCTGTAATTGCACCCGCGAATGTGGCGTTGCCTGTCCCACTAAGATGTAAGGTGTTATTGCCCACACCAGTTACAAAATACATTCCTAGTGAAGTACTGTTTCTACTCTCAAAAACTAAATTACCATTGCCATCAAAAGGCGCACCCGCACCTGCAAGGCTACGGTATATGCTTGGTGAGGTATTACTAACTAAAGTAGACCTCCCTGTTACAAATCGCGCCGCATCCGTTGCCCATATTTGGCTACTACAGTATATGTCTTTAGCAACACCTAGGCCACCGTCAGTGTGGATAGAACCTGTAGTGGATGATGTGCTATCTGTAGTATCGTCAATTGAAACGCCGCCATAAAAAGTAGCGTTATTACTTGCGTCAAGTCTTAATGCGCGAACACCACCCGTGAAGAAATCCATGTCATTGGCAGATGCTTCGTAAATATAGGTATCACTACCACCGTCAAAGAATAATGCGCCTGTAGCAGGTAGTTTAATGTTAGCACCGAAGATGGCGTTTTTAGAGCCATCTAAAGTCAAGGCCGTACTTGGTGCGTTGTCGTCTATGCCTGTGGATGTGAAGGTGGTTACTGTAGTAGCACCCGCACCTAGAGTACCTGTAGTCGTTAAGTTCTCGTTACCAAACGTGATTGCACCAGAGCTATCTGTTACAGTACCCGCCGCAAGAAATAATGTTCCTGCCGTAACAGTGTTGTCTTTGACTAGTACGCTGTCGATTGTGACACCAGATGCGGCTGTAGTTTCAGCGATTGTATTTGTTGTGATGCTCTGACCTGCGGTTACTACTATATCAGTAGCACCTGTTGTGTTTCCTATTGCTAGAACTTCACTTAATGTATCCACAGTATCAACCTGTGCGTCTACATAGGCTTTAATTGACTGCTGAGTAGCTAACATAGTCGCGCTATCGGAAGCCATGTTGTCTTCATCTTTAATGTCAGTAATGGCTACTATGCCTGTACCTGATAGGGAATTAAACTCTACGCCTGTCGCATCTACATTACCTGTAGTCGTTAGGTTCTCATTACCAAAACTAATCGCACCTGAACTGTCTGTTACAGACCCTGCGCCTATAGTTAACGTGCCTGCTTTGACTGTATTGTCTTTAACTAATACGCTGTCGATTGTTACACCTGAAGCCGCAGTAGTCTCGTCAATCGTGTTGGTTGTGACTTTCTGTCCTGAAGTCATCACTAGGTCAGTAGAGCCAGATGTATTACCGTTGGCTAGAACTTCACTTAATGTATCATATGCGCCTACAGAACTGTCCACATACGCCTTGATTGACTGTTGCGTGGCTAGTTTAGTTGCACTGTCTGAGGCCATGTTGTCTTCGTCTAGGATGTCAGTGACCGCTACTGCGCCCGTGCCAGACAATGAATTAAATTCGACTCCGCTCGCATCTACATTGCCCGTGGTTGTTAAGTTACCGCCAAGTATTAAGCCACCTGACAATCTATCTATAGGGCTGTTAGTCGCAGGTATAATACTAGCGTAAACTGTTATGACGACATTGGTTAATGCCACACTGTCTATAGTGACTGTAGTAGCACCCGCACCATAGCTAGATGCTGTGATGGTTGCGTAAGTAGTGAGCGGAACTGCATCAACAATCTTAACCCTACGACCTACGTGGTAAAATGCTGTCGCGTCAGACCCTGTAATTTTAAAGGATGAGCTAGATACATATACCGTGGCTGTAGAGGCTATTGGTGTGCCATCTTTGTATTCGAACCAGGAAGCGTCATTCCACTGTGTGCGTATGTCTGCTTGACGTTGACGCTGTATGTTATTCACAGTAGACGGGGCCATTCCTTCTGGTGAGCCGTTTGGAGATGGATCTGTATTGTTCGCGGCTATAACATCGTAATTTGAAATACCCATTATTAATTCCTTACTTCGTTAATTGCGGCTGTTGTTGTATTTGATATTGTCATTCTTTAATTCCTATTTCCTGTTTGCCCTGCACCATAAGCCGCAAACGGTTGAGCGAATAAACCCGTTTTAGTGGGCGTTCTTTTTAGTAATTTATTTGTAGTGGATTGCTTACTTATTGCCGCAATATATTTTTTTAATGTCTCAGGATTGGACTGGAATAATATATTCCCTATTTCCTCACTAGTTTTACTGTTGTTTCCCCTGTATCTTTCAAGAATGCCTTTACCGACAGCTCCCACGCTTCCTAAAACATCACCTCTTGACGCAGATCGTCCGAAGTTTATTGCATTAACGCCAAATGCCCGACCTTCTTCCATCATTTCTGCTGTGATTGATCCCTCAGTGGTTTTAGCGAATGTTCTGTGCATACGGCTTTCATCACGCAAAGCCTTTTCAAAACGGTCAAAGTCAGCCTTAGTTCTAAAGATAGGGCGTAGAGCGTTCTGCTTCTTCCTACTACCAATTAGTGTTTTCCCTATATTTGTAGTCTCGCCCCTACTTTCGGCAGTATTTTTAATAGCCCTAGCAACACCAATCCTATAAAATTCTTTGTCATTTGGTGACATTTTATTGAGTTTTTTTGTTATTTCCTCTGGGCTAGACTTGGCGTATTTAAACCCCATCTCCATCGCCTCAATACTTTGAGACGGCCCTGAGTATATTCTTAAAGCTACACCATAAGCAGGATTTTTATCTACAAGTTCTTTTCTGTATTTAGTTCTTAAATCAACCAAACCTTTGACTTTAGGATTTTTATAATTAATAACGCCATTAACTCTATGAGGTTCAATTACAGCGTCAAGGCCACGCTTAATCAAGTCATGTGTTTCCATAGATGGTGAGGCGTGGTAAACGACATCACCTGCCTCATTAAATGTGTAGCCTAATGCCATAGGGTCGCGGCCCTCGTTTGCCGCTATAATTTGTGCTTCTCTCATTGCCTTTTTAATAGCAGGACGTGTCATTATTTCATCTAGTAAGTCGGAACTAATAAAATTCTTTTCGTATGCTGTTTTATATGCGGGAGCTGATAATTTTGAACGCGCCTTATGTAGATCATCAGCCACACCATATATATTAGTTTCTCTAGCCACATCTTTTTGGATAGCCTCAGTTATTCTATCTACAGTGCCTATTTGGCGTTCTGTTAACTTTTCCATTGCGGTTCTACGACCTGCACCAGGTTGTTTGCCAACATAAGCACCTAATTTAGTAAGGTTCTCACCCTGATCCGCTAACATACCAACTCTGCCAGAATTAGCCATTTCTTGCATACGTGTTGCCGCTTGCTGAGGCGTTAGACCATCATTTTCCATAGCGGTTATTATGCGTCTAATCGAAGCCGCAGGTACATTTTGCCACGGGGAAGCATCCTTAACATGGTTTAATACTTTACCACCAAACATACCAATAGCAGGAATCCCTGCACCCATTAAAGCACCTATACCCATCCCAGTTAAGCCGCCTTGAACCTTACCTTCAAGACCTTCACCCTCACCAGAACCGTATAACCCACCCATAGCCGCCCCTGTAAGGACGCTACCGATATACGGGCCAACCTTCTTAGCTACCTGTTGATAACCGCCCCCGCCTAGAGCCAATCCACCGCCAAGAGTAGCTAATGTACTTTTTATTGGGTTTTCTTCTCTGTAGTAAGCCTGTTCTGCTCTTTCATTCTCTAGTTGATAGTCGAGGCTACTCTCAGGACTATCTTGCCCTGTGACTAAATCCATTCCTTTATTAACTAATGATTTACCTCCCGCCGTAATCTCATCACCATATCCCACCAGAGAGTTAGCAATCTCATCCGTAGTGTTGTACTGACCTTCTTTAAGGCCCATACGCAAATCAAATTCTCGTCTGGGTACATCACTAAAATGTTCATTATATAGCGCGTTAGCTAAATCATCAGCAGGAACATCGTCATACTCAGGATTTTCTTTTCTAAAATCCGAGAATGTATATTTACCCATTACGCTCATTATTAAAATCCTAATCTTTTTCTAAGGTTGTATGGGTCATTAACTGCTGTATTATTGGGAAGTTCTAGTACTCCTATTTCGTCTTGTCTTTTTGCGTCTTTCTCTAAAGCACTAAAAACCTTACGAAGGTCAGCTACGGTAGGGAGATCAATTGCTAATGGCCCTGCCGCAAGCCTCATACCCTCATATTGGTTTAATAAGTTTAACCTCTTATTATTAATAACCTCTTTTTTATCGCCAGGTTGTGGAAAATATTGTAGATTAGCATTTGCGAACTCATCCTCACCAATAGCGGCCCCTGATTCCTTACGTAGAATAGCGTTAGTTAGATCACGCCTTACTTGCTCTGCCTGTTGGAATTCAGAGCTAACTAGATAATTTCCTCCAGGTAGTTCACTAGTCGTTTTCGAAGCCCAATCACTAGCGACAGATCCCGTGGGGTCTATCTCTGACATTGCCATCATAGCGTCATTCATTCTTTTGGCAAAAGTAAACGAATCGTAATTGCCCGCCGTTGGAACTTTAGCAGGTCTAGGTTCAGGGCTACCAAAATTAACCCATCTACCATCAAGATATTCTTGGTTTTGTTTTGACCCTTGAGTGTCTATAATTGTGCGTCTTTCAGGTGCTTTTTTTGGAATCGGACTAGCATCGGGCAAGACTAACGTTTGATCATCTGTCCAATGCTGTCGCCCATCAGCACCTTTAAACATTGAACGTGATTTAGGTGCTTGTACCGCGTAATCATTCCACTTGCCTGAGATTGAACTCTGTTGGCTAGGTAGCTGTGTTACAGGGTTAATGCCATTATTAAATGTTTCAACGGGAGCTACACGATTAAAATTATTAATCTGCGCTTGCTTGTATTGTCTCGTCAATTGATCCAACTGTTGCTGACGTTGCATCTCAGCCGCCTGAACACCTCTAGCGTCCTGAGCAAGCCTAGCATTACCTGCCGCTTGACCAAATCTCTGACCCGCACTCATGTTTGAGAATAAGTCTTGTGTTCGTCTGTTTGTGTTACCAAATAATGCCATTATGAATAATACTCCTCATTACCTGATCTGTTATTTTTTGTATATCCGTAAGCGTTGTTGTTATTATTGTTATTATTATTACCCCACGCGCCTGTATTTTGGTTATTACCCCAGATATTATCAACCTCGCCCGCAATAGAGCCAACGTCACCGAATATTGAGGTTAGTCCTGGGTCTACACTCTTCGTGACATTGCCCGTAGTCGTGCCGCCCATACCGCCCATATTACTAGCCATATTTCCGTATTGTCCAAGTCTATCGTATGGGTTTTGGTTGTTGAAGTTCCATCTATTCATGTCAGCATTACGTTCTGCTGTCTGATAACCCTCAACGCCTTGACCTATACCTAATAATCTCTGACTGTCAGCGTAATCATTCTGTGCCACGCCACCCGCCATATTAATAGCGTTAAGTCTATTGTTCTGGTCTTGCCCATAAGCACCGCCATATAAGCTAGTAGCAAAATCACCGAGAGCTTCACCCGTAGCGTCATTTACAGCGTGTGAGCCATAACGACCCGCCTTAGAACCCATAGATTTCATGCTGTCGGTAATCTTCTGAGAACCTCTGTCATACATAGCATCTAGTTGTGGATTAATGCCGCCCTGCATCATTTGCTGAACGTTCTGGTTTGCTAGGTTTTGAGTTTGTGAACCACCCATAGCCCTGTCACGCATTTGATTGTAACCTGTAGAAGTGTCACTGCCCATTTGCTGAAATGATTGGCCAGGATAGTATTCAGATCCCTGTCCAGAACGATATAAGTCTTGTGATTGTTGTAACACATCTGCCATGTAAGGTGCGGCAACACTCCACGGGTTCTTAACCATAGTCTCGCCACTTCTTACTGTATCTGAGCCATTACCGCCTAATATACCTGTACTCGCCACGCCACCGCCAACGGTCGCTACTGTATCAAATACCTTACCCCACTTGCTTTTGGGTGCGCCACTAGACTGAGTGCTTGAAGTACCACCACTCTTATCCGAAAGCCAATTAGGGTTATCGTCTAAAAACTGTTGTGTCGCCTTAGCTAATGGCCCTTCACCGTATTTATAAACTCCATCAAGTGGCCCTGAGTAATAACCTCTATCCAGTCCACCACCCATACCGTGTTGTTGCTTACTGTAGTCAGGCCCAGAGTATGGCTCAGAGTATGGTGCAGGGGGTGCATATGTATCCCCTGGCCTAAGTGGCCCTTGACCCCAAGCATCTTGATTAAGCTGTAGTCGTTTGTCTGTTGGATTTCCCCTTTGACTCCCATTTCGGAAGTCTCTTTCCTTCTGTTCTATCTGTTGCCGAGTGTAGACAGGCCCAGAGTATGGCCCAGGCATTCCTACTTCGTCACTCTGGTCTCTATTGACATTATTTCCATTCCAGAAGTCTCTTTCCATAGAAAATTCATCAATATATGGGTCATCTCGGTACATATTACGTGGTGTAGTCATTGTATTTCCTTCATTGAATTAATGTCCACCACGCATGCCGCCAGTAGAATTATAATCGTCATTCCTGTCGTACACATATGGGTTACGTCTTGGTGCTACATATGGTTGTACATATGGCGCAGGTGGAGCTATATATGGAGCAGGTTGCACTATTGGTGCAGGGGGTGCTACATATGGTTGTACTATTGGTGCAGGTGAACCAGGAGCAGGGTTTTGTATCCCCTGTCTATCATAGTAATCTTGCTTCATGCCCGCTACATGCACTGTTTCTTTATTAGACCCGTCAGCATTCCAGAAGTCATTTCCTTTTTTAAAGGCTAAGTCTGTTGCATTAAGTCGCGCCTGATAGTCATTGTTACTTACCATTTGATCCCATCCCTCAGCACTATCGCCAGGGTTATCTTGGAAGTAGTCGTCTTTTGCCCGCTCACTCGGTAGAGTTGGGGCTTGAGCCGCCATTACATCGTCATGGTATTGGTCTATATCTCGTCCGTTATATAAATCGTCAAAAACTTCTTGGTTAAGGTCATCGAACCTGTCTTGGTCTGCGTTTACTGTTGATGGTTGTTCTTTGCCACCAAATAAACCTAGAAGGATTGGAACTGCTAATGCCGCCGCTCCCGCTAATCCAGAACCCATTGATCCTGCACTAAATCCACCCAATCCTGAAGATGATCCTGCACCTGCCGCACCTGCCGCACCTGATCCTACCGCACCACCTGTGCCTATTCCAGGGGCAACGGTTGCGCTATAAACACTTGGTGCAAACATACCCGCCTCTACAGTAGGGGCGAGTGCCGCACTATAAACACTTGGTGCAAACATACCCGCGTTAACAGCCGCAGTAGGAGCTACACCCGCACCTAAAGCACCTGCACCACCGACACCATAAGCACCGCCTGATAATCCTGTAAAGCCTGGAACTGCATTAAATGCGCCCGTAGCCGCACCTGTCGCGCCTGATCCTGAAATACCATAAGTACCGCTTGCAACGTTTGAGCCTGGAATATTAAATACACCGCCCGTACTACTTGGTATAGGGGCAGATACAGCACTAGTGACTGGGGCAGATAATTCACCGCCCGCTTGAATACTTTCTGGAACTAATTCGCCTGGGGCAGTTAATTGTCCTGCACCGCCTTGAACTGCCGCACCTGAACCACCAAGGGTATTAGTTACCGCAGGGGCAACAGTAGTAGCTAAACCACCTGCCGCATCAGCGACCGCCTTGCCACCACCAAATAAGCCTAAGTTAGTACCTAAGTCATAAAGACCTGCGGCCGCGCCTACGCCACCTAAAATTTTACCTATAGTGTTACTGCCGCCACCACGACTACCACCACCAGAATTAAGATTATTATTAGCTTGGACTCTATCTGCTATATTAGCGTCATATGCGGCATAGTCTGTAATGCCGTTGTCATATTTATTATCTCTAGCCATGACTTGATCCGCGTACAAATCCTTACCACCGTAAGTCTGTCTAGGAACGCCTTGTCCGTAGATGCCGCGTCCGAATATTCCATTAGTAGCCATTTAAATTCCTGTCTTCCGCATGATACAACTTTTTAACCATATAAGCAATGGTACTCTGATACCTTTCCTTACTTCTCTTACTTCTCTTACTTATCATACTTCCCACCACTGAGTTCCGTCACTGTATAAGTTTAATGACCCGTAGTTAGTTGATATAATTTTACTCGCAGACCCATCAATAGTACCTGACACGGTTATATTGCTTGAACCTGCCGTACCCGCAACGTCTTTAATAGTTAATCGTCTGCCCGCAAATTGTCCCGCAAGTGTAATCGTAATTGCACCCGTGGCATTAATTAAAGTTACGTTGTCACCGAGTGTATAGGTAGTCGTTATTGGCTTAACTGAATAAATACCGTTATTAAGCCGTATTAATTGATTGATAGCCGTTGCAGTAGTCCTAATCCATAATGGAAGCACAGAGGTAAAAACTGGTATATTATTAATAGCCACCACTATCCTCCGCTCTATGAGTAAACCCTGCGGCCTTAGTCCAATTGTCAAAGGTAAATATCATGCTATGGTAGCGTCCGTTCTCTGTAAATGGAGCGAAGCCTAATGTATTAACTGATATGTCGCCTGTCGAGGTTGTGGTATCCTGATAGTTAGCCCTCGTTGCCACTGTGACTGTTATGTCACCGTCAATTAAAGGCCATACCTCAGTGAGAATGGACTTACTACCAGGATAAAATTCGTATTCAGCCGTCTCTATGACACCCTGCATACTCGCGCCCGTAAAGGTCGCTAATTGATGTGTTGGGGATATTGCACAATTACTAGAAATACCACCCTTGAAAAAATCGCTGTCTAGTGACGTAGTCATTGCGTCAAGGTCTGGGTATAATGTATCGAGTGCGTCCAATGTTAATTCGCCAGACAGGCACGTAAATACTAAGTCATGGCTAATTTCAGCCTCTGACCATCTCTGCAATTCCCAATTATATATAATAAGCCAATTAGGTAACGTATCGGTACTATCTAATCCCACATAAGACCACGTAATAGTCTTCTCTTTAGGGTCAACCATTGACGTTATTTTATATGGCAATGTGTCGTCATACTTACCGTAGAAATAACTATTAACCTTCTCAGGACTTATTGAGAATGATTGTGTGCCGTCAGTCCGATAGAAACCAGATAGGGATAGGTAGTACGTATAAATACCCTCTTGCACAATAGATCCCTGCGCCCTCGTACCATTAGTATGCTCAAACACATCAAATGCGAAGTTAAGTGGTGGGCCAGTGTACGTCATGCGCGTTATCTGTCTCTCTTGGAAGACGAGGCCGTATTCACCGCCCGCAATGCCTGTAATCGGGCCACCCTCTGGTATGACCTGACTGTCGCTCTCTGCCGTCCCTGCCGTCCATTCTGTGATGTCGTTGATGCCTGACCACTGTACAGTATTAGCACTCGTGGATATGTTGCCTACGACTAGGAAGTCACCAACTACCGCAAGGTATTTACCCTTGGGTGGTGTGCCTGATAGTGCTGAAAATGCCGTGTCAACTTCAACGTCATACACTTGTATTACACCGTCAGAGTTAGTCGCGACACAATTACTACCGAACTCAATGAAATTCCATCTGTCGTCTAGTATGGTTGTGAATCCTGTATTTGTACTCGTCCAGTCACCTAAAACTATCTTGTATAGATCTGACGCGTCACCCGCAAAGTTAATAGAGTTATTATCGTCATCCTTCATAGAGAAAGCACCAAGTGCCGTACCCGCCATTGCAGTCCCAATAGGAACTAAGGAATTAATTGGTTTATAGTATGTATCAGGCAAGACATTCTTGCACTGTACTAGCCCTGGATTTTCATGGTTATCTCTGTCGGGCAACCACTCTGGAAACTTCATACAACATTCCTAACTCTCGGCATCATTGGCCCTGCGCCCACTCTCCTCTTACCACTTGCTATATTAGCTTGCTGTACTGCCTCCTGTAGCATTGACTTCCACATAGGGACACGCTTGTCGTTATATAAGAACGTCTCGGCCTGTACTAGAGAGCCGTATAAGTAAATGTCGGGGTGATTAGTCAGCAACCAATTTGTTGGCGATGCAACCGTCAGTCTAGGTATCTTGGCAACGTATGTAATCTCAATTTCTCGTGTACTTGATGCACTAGGTGCGGGGTGTAACCTTATCTGATTGTCAATAACTGTATAGATAGTAGGTGCGCCCGTATCTTGGTATCTCTGCTCAGCTTGAAATGCCTGTGGCGTGTAATATGCCAATAACCTATTCGGGCTGTCAACGATGTGTATTTCTCGTATCTCTAGGCAGTCGATAGGAAGACCAAGGAACTCAGCATCGGCCGTAGCCTGTGAACGTGTCTCCATGTCCGTTGTTCGCACCACACGGTTGTTCTGTGCCTCTGCAAGCACAATGAAATTAGGTATGTCGTTAACTAGCTCAACACGCTTGAGCCAATTCGCGATTTCCGCTTGTAGTTCGCTATAATTATCAATGCTCATAATACAAAATTATTCCTTCTCAAGTGTGAATATTCATTACTATTCAGTAATCGCTTAACTGCGGGCATATGATCCTCATTCATTAGGTCAACGCCAAATTTAGTCATCCACTCCATTTGCACTACGATAGGAATGGAGGCCGCATGCCACATATCTTTGCGTTTATCAAAGCCCTCATTCTGCTGTGCCTTATTTAAATCTGTTATGCCACTTACGTCTTGTTCACTAGTAATAATGGTGGTCTTAGTGTCATGGTCATAGTCGTGGTATGTCGTTACGCCCGAAAAGTCGTCATGGTCTAATAATTCTCTGCTCATACTACTAGTTTCTTTCTTCTAAATAAGTCGGCTTCGTACTGTATAACTTTACCCGTACCACCTACTTTTATAATTCCGCCCCGATGTTTAATTTCTTGCTCAGTAATGTTAGTCACCTTAATATTGCCAGACTTGTCGATAGCCTTAACTTCCTTGTTCGGGCCTTTGCTTGTTATTGTCGGTTTCTTCATTACATTTCCTTGGTAGTAAGGGGGCGAGCCTGAACCCGCCCCGATATATTAACTTAGGTCGTAGATACCACCAGAAGCATCTTCGTTCTTAGAACAAAGTGTTAGCTCTGTAGATAGCATTTTACGACTAGCATGGCCTGTTTTAGCCAAGTCTTGAACCTGCATAGGTTGAAGCACTTTAGTACCCCAATATTCCATGTCTAGGTTGTAGACAGTAGTCGTAGGTGCAAATCTATCAGCAATCACAGAAATTTGGCCATAATCTGAAATATACAAATCTGCCGCTCCCATGATAGAAGCCTGTTTCTTAGTTTGACCAGTGTCGCGATATAAAGTAGCGATACCTGTAAATGCAGAGATAGCTTCTTTTTGTCCACTATTCACTAGTGCGATACCAGGATTACCACCTGCCGCCCAGATTAGAGCCAAGTTAGCTTTAAAGATAGCTTCAGTTAGCGCACGTGCTGTACCCGCAGTAGGAGCATCAACGATAGATGTTCCTGAGTTCCAGCCACCTGCCGCGCCTGATCCTGCACCATGAGAAGTGTTTGAAGCAAGCCAAGCACCAACACCCGCAGATTTACGAGCTACAGAAGCAGATCCCGCCACTGATGGGTTAAGTGAAAGACAAGATGCTTCAATGTCACGTTTAAGCTCGCGACCACGTTTTGAAACTTGGTAAGACAAAGATTTAGCTTGTCCTGCCGCGTCAACGCTATCAGCAGTAGATGAAACTTCAACTACCTTATCCATTAGCTGTGTGTAGTTACGAAGACGTACTGTAGGATCAAGTGCGTCATTAGTCGCATTGTCACCCTCAATTACAGCGTTGTTAGCAGTAGCCGCGTCTAGTGCATCGATATTCCATTCAGGGAATGTACTCTTTGCAGAGCCTTTACCTGCCATAGAAACGAAAGGCGTTTCCATTGGTGAAATGTCATAGATGATGTCACTTAGGTCTTCTTTGATGTTAGTCATTTGGTACGTTTGTTGTGTACCTGTAGGAACTGTCATTATATTTACTCTATTTTAAATTAAAACATACCCTCTAGCAGTCTTGCCGCAGAGTTTACGTCACCCTTCATATGATGGGCTTTTTTATTAGCCTTAGTACGCCTTGTAGCTAAAGGTTCGCCATTACGGTTACCAGGTTTTCCAACCTTCGGGACAGTCTTCAGCTTGTCGCCAACACCAACTTTAGCCGCAATAATTTTATCGTATTGCATAGCCTTATTAATGGTAACAATGTCGCTCGCCCTAGCCATCTCTAACTCACCATCGCTATAACCTAGTTCCTTCGCATAAGATAAGACGGTATCCCTATACTGTGCATCACCGATAAACTCTGGCAATGCTTGAGACAATTGTTGGTTGCGCTCACCCCAGAAGGCATTTTTATTAGCCTCTGCGACTTGTGCTGTCTCGTGTGCATAGTAATCAGCCTGTTGCTTTGCTTGTTGTTGCATTGCCGCAAGTTGATCGTATTGTGTCTTATCCTGATAGAATTGCTCAGGGTTATAGTTAGGCGAATTAGGGTTAACTAAATCCGCATTAGGTTCTTTTAACTGCTCACCAATGTTATTGGAGAGTGTTTGTGCGTATGTCTGACGCTCAATGTTCATTGCCTGTTGAGCTTCTTCGTATTGTCTGCGCTCTTGGGCAAGTTCGGTAGACTTAGCTTGAAAGCCTCTATCGCGTTCTGCTTCCCGTGCAACAATAATCTCTTGCATTGCGGGTGGAGCTGACGCAAATTCTTCTTTCTGCTCTGCCGACCAACTAACAGGGGCATCGATGGCCTGAGTATCTATAGCAACTTCTTCTGTCGCCTCTACAGGTTCGTTGTTTGTTAGGTCTTCTTCTAATTCTTCTTCCTCAACTGCCTCAACGTCTTCATCTTCGATGGTCGCTTGTTCTTGCGGTTCGAATGTTTCTGACATTTCGCCTGTATCAAAATTAAAATTACTCAAGGCATCAACTGCGCTGTCGATAGTGCCTTCGTGTGTAGGGGCTGTCTCTGACTGGGCCATTACGGTTTCCTTAAATTAAGTTTAAAAATGGTTTATGTGTAAGTTGTTCTTTCTTTACACGCTCGATCTCTTTAGCGGCAAGTTTGCCACCACCTATAACGATTTCAATATGCGCTTCAATCTTCTCCACGATACCGATTGCGATATAACAGTTTTCACGTCCCTGAGTGTCAGTGATGTGTGAATTAGTAAAGCTATCGACATAACCTTGCTTGATGGTCTGAATAGCCTCTGATAAGCCATCCTCCTTCGCCCAAAGTCTGTATCTGTCGCCCTTAGCTTGTCTTTGTTCTTCGTTCATTTGACTCCTCCGTTGTTGTGTGTTATTCTATCAATCCAAACAAAAGGATTTAATATGATAAATATAGACTTCGAAAATGAGATGAGTGATGCCGCCAAATCTTGGTTGGCCCACGCTAGACAATACCCACAAGATTTAATTCCCCGCAATACTATAGAGTACGGCATGAAACAAGAACATATGTCTACAGAAGAATGTGAGTATATATTCAAGGTTGTATCGCCCCCTTCTTAATTAACATATCAATGACTTCTTGGTCAAACTTACCTATTAAGCCGCCCATCATAGCTTTGCCAAGCGCAGGTGATTGCTTCGATGGTCTCCCAACCATATCATATCCACGTGACTGTAAGTCGGCTATGGCGGGCTTTCGATTACCCACACCAGATTGTGGATTAAGATCAAAGACACTAACAGGGGCATCAAAGGTGCTGTTATAACTACCAAAAACATCATGAGTGTATGTTGGGTGGATACCTTCTGCTATTGATTTACTTGTGTCGTAATTACTAAGGTTATGTAAGTTACCTAATTTTGGATTGTACTGATTTGGGTCGGTAACAATAGCTCTCGCCCTTGATATATCTAACGTACCATCACCTCTAAATTCATCAAAAGCCTTACCGACATTCTTACGTTTTCCACCCAAATCTTCTAGGAATTTATGTGCATCTGGGCTATCTATTCCAGGCCAATCAGGAACACCACTATTATCACCCTTACCCACACCTTCACGAATACGTTTGTCTAACGCTTTTTTTGTTTTGTTGGTTAAAGCACTTCTGCTGTGTTGTAACATCAAATTAGTATTAAATGTGGCAAAATCTGGGCTAGGTGCGCCCATTTGATATGGGATACCTATTGAACCACCACGGACACCCGCTTGTTGTTCAGCTTCTATTGCCCCATTTAAAACACCTTGAGCTGGGCCTTCTGCTGATGCCCACGCCTTGCCATCTTGATATAAAGGATAATCTCTCCCACCATACATAGTAACATCAACTTCATTACCATCAATAGAACGTATGCGCTCCATCTTACCACGAGAAGTATCTGACATCCCTGAGTGCCAAGGCCTGTCAATTAAATCTTCTGCTCTTGGCTTAGTTGTCGCTCTTTCGGCAGGTATATCCATCTCTACTTTGGTTTCATTAACCCGCTTAACGTCACCCACCCGTTTTAATAAGGGTGTATCTCTATCTACCGTTGGTAATTGTATTGCTATCCTGTCATCTATTGGTGGCCCACCGTTGTGACCTTCTTTCCAATTCTTTGTGGCATCATCTAACGCCCAAGGGTCTGCTTCTGGTCGCTTATTCAAAACACCTAAACTTTTAGCTCCTGCATTTAATGCTCCTGTGCCTTTGCCGCCTGAATAGAGTATTCGAGGGTCTTGTGGATCGTATGTGCCTTTGTTGTGGATGGATTTAATTTGTTCAGGGTTTAAAGGCACGAATACATCACCCTCGTCTTTAGTGTTTTTAATTATAACACCATCATATTCCCCGCTTCTTATTGCATCTCTAAAAGTCTTTCCGCTTTCATAAAATTGAAAATTAGCCGCATGTTCGCCTTTTGCATCTATAATATAAGGGTTTTGCATACTTAAATTTACAGGATAAGTTGCACCACCCTCAGTAAATCTCCCCGCAACTTCAGGCTTATTGCTAAAGAAACCCGCTATATCCGTCCCTTCCTCACCTTTATTGAAAGCAGGAAACTCTGATTGACGGTTAATACTTTCTATTAAATCACCCTTACTTGTGGCTGTCTCTGTTGCCACATCATAAGGCCACATACCTTTATAAGCAGTTAGAGGCTCACCTGTATCATCAACAACCTTACTGTCGCCAAACCATTTCTTGAAGTTGGCAACTTTATCGGACGCTTCAGACGATGGGGTCTTACTACTTTTAAGCATGTCAAGCCCTGTCATAAAGACATCTTGTGGCTTTGGTGCAAAAGCAGAAGCACCTCCAAAGTCCATTAAACCCATCATAATATTGCCATGTTGTTCTTTGGTCATATTTAGTGGGTCAATACGTCCCTCATATGCCGCTTGTGGGCCACCAATGACCTCACCAAAGCCAGTCATCAAATCTCTTACTGAGTTTGGCAACCCAAAACTTAACTTACCTTCCTTATCACGCTCGTAAGGCATCCAAGGCATATTGCCATATGTTGAACCTGGTGTAGTTAAAGGTCTAATAACATCATTCTGCCACTGTGGATTTATTGGATTGCTAGGTAATTGAGGCGCAGTTCCACTCATAGGAAACATAGGGGCTGATTGGTTGTTCTGAAACACAAAAGGCACTTTATTACGCCTCGCCTTAAAGTTATCCCACATGTCTGATAATTGTTGTAGTGGACTAGCCAATATCGCCACCCATCTCAATGTCACCGACACTAGCGTTAATGCCTAATTCTCTCTTCAATGCAAACTCAAGGGCCATTTCCTCACGCTTCAAGACGAACTCAGCTTCCATCTGCTCACGTTTCAACATAGCTTCCATCTCTAACTTCTCACGGCCTAGCTGTAAGTTAACTTGGTTCTGTTGTGATTTTAATTCTGCATCTGATTGATTGTCTTGTTCTTTAAGTGCGGCATTTGCCTCTAAGTCTTTAGCTTTCAACTGCATGTTAGCTTGGTCAGACTGTGCTTTAAGCTCGACCTTCTTCTTCTCAATTTCAACTCTAGGATCAGGGCGAGGTTTAGGTTCATTCTCAGGTGTTGGTTCGTTAAAGTATTTACTGCCGTCACCTAAGTCCATGTCTCGTGATAAGCCGTCTAAGTTCTCATAGATTTTAGAACGGTCAGACAGACCTTGTCCCATAGATTCCTTCTGTAACTGTAATAGTCCCATACGGCCCTTAATACGCTCGACCTTGTCGCCACTACCTAAGCCAACCTGCACGATTACTTTCATCTCTGGGTTCATGTTAGTCATGTCGATAGACTTCCACTCTCCACGCACTTTAATATTCCGTGGCCTGTCTTGGAACTCAATAGCAATTCTAAGTACCTTCTCAAATAAGATACCCATTGAATTACCTAGATTACGGGCGATTAATTCAATCTTACCCATACCCTTATTCTGGATTAGCTCAATTGCAACACCACTGTCGTTCAGCGTGTCCATGTTCAGGCCTTGATTGTAGTCTGTAACACCTGTACGTTGCTGACGCTCATTATCCCAATACTCTAACATGCCGAAGCTCTCACGCGCTGTGAATGGCACTGTAATAGGACGTAATCCACCAGTACCCTTAGTGCGAATGGGTGCGCCTGGGGCAACAGTCAACAAGTCGTCAAACGTGTCTTCATTAACGTATGCGTCAGGGACTTCAATGCGTGGATTGTTGGAAATGTATAGGTTGTCCATTGACTGACGTAACAGCGTTGATTTAATTAACTGTATGCTCATTGCATCATCAGCAACAGACTTCCCTATAATTGTGTGAGACAGCTTAATCGGTGTAAAATCTACAAATGGGTGATAATCAACCTCAATATTCTCAAGGATTGTAGTTCCCACTCGTGTAACCTTACGTAATTCCGCAATGCCGTCACCGTTAAAGTCTACCTTCACGTATTCTTCGTTCAACCATACCTTACGCATTTGTGGGTCGCTACTGTACGTCTCGTCCTCGTCAAATGTATAGTCTTGGTCTTCAAATCTCTCAGTCCTGCGCTCGTCAAATGACGGGTCAGTGTCATCGCCTGAGTAACCTAGATCCTCGACAACCTTACGATCAAACCCCATATCAATTAAGTCTGAGATAGTCGTTAGCGTCTTATTGGCTGTGTAGTCGCTGTCTTGTAAATTTTTCTGACGGGGAGAGACAAAGAATTCTTCTGGTGGTACTGATGCGATGACAACCTTACTGATGTCCTCGACCTGATATACTTCAACATCCCAAGTGCCGTCTTCGTTGTCCGTAGCCTTGTCAACTTCCCAACCATCTTGAGCAAGCATAACTAAACTCTCTTGCGGTTGGTTCTCAAATGTGCGTCTATTCGTGCGCTCTTCTTTATTCCAGAATACCTTTACGATACCAATTCTATTTAACAGGCCGTCTTTAGCCCAATCATGGACAACAGTATAGCCGTCATTGTCGCGGTAGAAGATATGGTTTACTAGGTCAGTTGCCTTACGTGCATCATCCTCTCCACCTTCTTCAATAGCTTCAAACTCAACAACATCATCACCAGACAGAAACAACTTAATAAGGTCAGGCATAATAGCATCAACGACCACGGCAACGTCATTAGAAATAACTTTAGAACGTCCCTCTTCTTCATTGCCAAAAAGCTCCCCCTTGTAGTATTGATTTGCTTTAAGCTGAATGTTCGCAAGTTCGCTGTCGTAGTAGCCAACTGCTAATCGAGATTGTTGCTCTAACAGGTATGCTAGATCTTCCTCGGTGTTTACTGCACCCTCTGATTTCGCCATGAATATAACCCACTAATTAAATAATGGTATCAGAGTACCATCTCTTGGGTCTATAGTCAATTAACTAAACTACGTACCTCGTATTAACAGTGAATGGTTTAGACTTGGCAGGTACACCCGCAAAATCAATGGCCATCAATCCAAAAGCATCAGCATCGTGAGAACTCCAATCATGGTCTGGGCCTAGTCCAATATCCTGCGCCTCGTTCTTCTTTTCATGATACCAACCCAAAGATTTACGCCCGTCAACTGTCGATGTCTCATTAAACCATATATTAGGAAATTGCCTACGTACTTCTTCGATACGCTTGGCGGCCGCTCCCTTACCCTGATTGGGTATTACTTTCACCGCAAAACCTGCGGCAGTCAATGCACTCTCATAACTTACATCGTGAACTTTATCATTCGTATCACCGTCATGCGGCAACACACAGTAGGCATCTTCATATCCATGTTTACGCATCCATGCAACATGAGTAGCCATATCTTGACCTTGTGCAGTGTAGTGATCTAATACTCTAATCTCTTTATTAATAAATTGTCCTATCCATATGGAAACGGCATCTGACTTAGCACCTGTGCCGCCAATATCAAACCAAGCACGGATACCCATCAATGGATCTAAGCCAACACGTCCTATACGCCCCTCAGACTTGCACTGAGTGAGATGTCTAGCCCAATATGCACCTGCGGCTATCGTAGCGTATTCACCCTCCCAGACATGCTCATACTGATCAGGGAATGTTACTTGGTCATGTAGTCGCTCTTGGTTCAGTACGTCAGGGAAGAATGGATTGTCCGACCAATTAGCTTTAACCACCAATGCACCTGATGGCATAGCATCGCCACGTAATAATACATCGATAGGGTCAACTGAACGTCTCGGATTCCATGATGCCCATATCTCTGAGTTCTCGGCACGTATCGTTGGCCGTAGTAATGTTAGTGACCTAGCTGATAAGGTCTGCGCCTCCTCAATCCAAGCGCGTCCAAAGCCCTCTAGTGACTTGATACTGTCGGCAGTATGGTCTTTCATACCTTGGAACATAATAACGCCATCACCAGGTGTCTCTATAGCATCGTGCATAATACGAAATCCCTCGTTGGGCGCGTACTTCTGTATTTTGTCTTCAATAAGTAATTTAGCTGATGCCTTGAGTGTCTGTTGTACCTCACGAATACATACTGAGCGTAAGCCCTTCTCCACCACATGATCTATCACTAAGTTCTCGGCAAAGAAGTGCGATTTTCCAGATCCCCTGCCTCCGAAAGCACCCTTATAACGGCTCGGTTGTAGTAGTGGCTTGAATACCCTGGGCGTTGGAATGTTTAAGATAGTCACGTCTCATCTCTTTCAATGTAATAGTCGACTACTGCGTTTGCAACGTACCCTATAACTAAGTAGATACCAATGATACATAACACGGTCAATACTTCATACATTATTAATTTCCTTGAGTGCCTTTTGAATGGCCCACCACGCCTCTGTCACGGAGTAAGTTTTATCACTAATGACATCAGGAACGAGCGGCATACCAACTTCTAGCACCTCTTTCTGCAAATTGCTTTCGAACTCTTTACACCGTTTTAAATGGTCTACTTCATCCCGTAATTTCTTGTTCTCGCTATCTAATAATCTCTCTGCATCAACACCCATAATTCCTGCTTTTTGCAAAGTAGCTACTACATCCTGCAATCGTTTGTTTTCTGCTAATGAGAAACCCTTACCCTTACTGTATCCGTAAAGGTACGCGGTTGTTAAATCATCTGGTTCTTTATCATGCAGTTTCTTATTCTCTGCTTCAAGCTCTTCATTCTTAAATTGTCTTAGTTTCTCAAAGCTCATCATTCATCTCCTTTTAGTGCTTGCTCAGCTATTTCCATAACAAGTTCGTTCATGTATGGCATTTTTGACATTGGCACTATTCGCTCCAAAGCCTCACGCAATCGTTTGATTTCTACCTTGAGCGCGTATTTTTTGGGGTCATACTTAATAAGCATTATTCATCGCCCTTTAGTGATACTTCTGCGTCATAAGCAATCTTGTCCACCTTCGGGTCTTTAGTTGCCATGCGTATCATTATGATTGCTCGCTGTAGCATAAGGCTCTCATCCTGCAGTCGCTTGTTCTCAGCTTCTATCTTGGCTATTTTGTTGACTATGTCCATCGTACTCTCCTATACGTCTATGATAGTTCTCTTAATCTCCGTTATTGCAACAGGATTATCTTCATCGCCCGACAATGTAACAGCAGATAAGTCAGGGATAACCTTCTTAATAACTAGTCCTGCCGCAGTTACTTGTGCGCTTGACATCTCGACCTTAATATTATCACCAATATACTTTTTATTAACTGACTTTTCGTCTTCGTTAAGTGCAAATGC